AGTAATCCGAACCCCGACTAGGAGAACCCATGAAACTCACACTCAGTGTCAAGCTCGCCGATGGCGAGACCTACCAAGTGGTCACGAACCTTTTCGTGATCATCTCGTGGGAACGCAAGATGAAGCGACGAGCTTCAGACCTTGCGAATGGTTTCGGTATGGAAGACCTCGCATATATGGCCTACGAGGCCAGTAAGCAACAGGGCCATCCAGTGCCGATCTCGTTTGATGAGTTTGTCAAGAAGTTAGAAGATCTAGAAGTGGTGGAGACTGCGTCCGCAGTCCCTACCAAGGAGGCTTCCGGCGACAACTAGCAGCTCTGCTAGTTGAGACTGGGTTCTGGCCTCCGACTATTACATTCGAGACAGATGACCTGGCGACCTGCGTTCAGATCATCAACGAGCAAAGACGGAAGCAATAATGGGAGCATCAATCGGAATCGAGTACGATGGCTTAAAGCAGGCTCTCCGTGAGATCCAGAAGGTTGATCCGGCGCTTCGTCGCCAGATCACCAAGGACATCAAGAACGCCATGACTCCTCTGCTCTCAGCGATCAAGGACTCAATCCCATCGTCTGCACCGTTACAAGGACAAAAGCACAACGGACGCACCGCATGGAAAGCCGAGAACAAGAATGTCGTGATGAAGGTTGACACTCGAAAAGCACGATCACGCAACCTCGCAAAAGGCGCACAATTCGAGTCGGTCGGAACAGTGAAGATCACCGCCAAGGGCGCAGCTCTATCAATGGCAGACATGGCAGGACGAGGCCCAAACCAGACACGGAACAAGAACCCTCTCAGAGCCCGTCCAGGCTTCGCTGAGTACTTGACAGCATCTCTCGGTCGTGGCCCGTCACGCTTCGTCTGGGCGCGATCTGACGACTACCTAGACGAGATCACACGCAATGTGGACAAGATCGTCATCGAAGTGATGGACAAAACTAACAAGAGTCTGGTGAAGCGCTGATGGCAATTAACCTCCCGATCATCTCCGAGTGGAATCCTGCCGGCATTGACAAGGCCATCAACGACTTCAAGAAACTAGAGACCACTGGACAGAAAGCATCCTTCGCTATCAAGAAGGCTGCAGTACCTGCAGGGCTCGCTCTCGCAGCTGTTGGCGCTGTCGCTTTTGATGCTGTCAAAGCGTTTGCCGAAGATGACGCTGCAGCCCAAAAACTCGCCACCACTCTCACCAATGTCACCGGAGCAAACGATGCTCAGGTCAAGTCAGTGGAAGACTTCATCTCAAAGACTTCGGTCGCTGCAGCTGTCGCCGATGACGAACTTCGCCCAGCTCTCGACTCGCTAGTTCGAGGCACTGGAGACATCACAAAAGCCCAGGAGCTGATGGGTCTCGCGTTAGATGTCTCTGCCGGTACTGGCAAGGATCTCGGAGCAGTTTCTGACGCGCTCTCCAAAGCATTTAACGGCAACTTCGGCGCGCTCAAGAAACTAGATCCAGCACTAGCGACACTGATTGAAGATGGCGCGACCACTGATGAAGTGTTTGCAGCTATGGGGGAGACCTTCAGTGGTCAAGCATCCACGGCAGCGAACACGACCCAGGGCAAGATGAAGAACCTCGGGATTCAGATGGGCGAACTCAAAGAATCCATCGGTGCAGCTGTCGCACCACTCGCCGAGAAACTGATCCCGAAACTGCTTGAGTTCACGACATGGGCATCCAAGAACAAGGGCCTCGTCGTCGCCATCGGAGCAACGATCGCAGTATTGGCTGGAGCAATCATCGCGCTCAACGCTGGACTCGCTATTTACAACACGATCCAAGCAGTCACCGCTGCCATCAACACAGTCGCAGCTGCATCATTCTCGGCGCTCTGGGTCGCCACTGGTGCAGTCATCATCATCGGAATCATCGCTGCACTTGTAGCACTTCAAGTCAAGTTCAACATCTTCGGCAAAGCGATAGACGGAATCAAGGCAGGCTTCCTCATCTGGTGGGACACCGTGAAGTTCGTCTTCGGCGCGATCAAAGCAGGCTTCGGAGAACTCAAAGATCTCGGAGTCAAAATCTTTGACGGTATCGGAGGAGCGTTCAAGGGCGTAATCAACGCAGTCATCGCAGGATTGGAAGGTGGCCTCAACTTCGCCATCAAAGGGCTCAACATCATCCTTGACGGCATTGACAAGGCTGCAGGCCCTTGGGTTAACTTCGGTGAGATCCCGAATGTCAAACTGCCTCGACTAGGTGAGGGAGGCATCACGACAGGCCCGACGATCGCCATGATCGGCGAAAAAGGGCCAGAGGCCATCATCCCACTAGACCGACTCGGAAGCATGGGTCAAGGGATGAACATCACTGTCAATGTCAACGGCGGAGATCCGAACAGTGTCGTCCGAGCACTCCAGCAGTATGTCCGACTCAATGGAGCAATCCCCATCACCACTCGAGCGATGTAATGGGAAAGATCAACTGGATCTTCCAGAATCAGACCACTGGCAACACCTTCACGACCAGTGTCATGTCCGCAAACTATATGTACTTGAGACAGTCCTACAAGGACTATTACTCCGGCGCGAACCTTGTCCTCACTATCAAGAACCAGAGCAACGAGGCAGCAGGATTCTCACTCAACGACATCATCTTCGTCTATTACGACGACAGCTCAGGAAACGATCGCTGGATCCAGAACTACTATGTCAATGAGATTGAGTTTGAGGATTACCCTGGCAACACTGGACTCTCAACTGCGACGATCGTCTGTCAAGACTTTTTGACTCGAGCTGCACGAGTATTCGGCGGAGGCATCTCGCTACCAGCTGCAAAAACCAACGAGCAACTCTTATATTTCAGCAATGGTTCCGGCTTCACAGGGCCACTACCGCCGAATATGTATGTCGGAAGTATCACAGGACAGTCAACAAGTCCGGCTGTCGTTTGGAATGACTCTGTAGTCAACAAGATCCAGATCAACCAGTTGACCGAGAACGCTTCTCTGCAACTTAGATATCAAAATTGCGTCCCCTTTCAGCGCTCAGATATTGGTCTCAGCACCTACAAGTTTGGGCCGAACGCTGCAGCGAACACTGTCGTCTATCAAACATTCAAAAGGATCAGAGCAGGACAAAACCAGATTAACTACGAAGAGGTTAGCAGCACTCTCGGAACTGTCACGGCCTCAAACGAGACAAGCACAACTGCCTACGGCAAATATGCCGAGTCAATAACTTCATCCGATTCAACCTTGACACAACAGAGAGGACTCGCAGAGTTCAGGGCAAACACTCAAGGTGATCCACTCTCAACACGCTTCGAGCTCACAGTTCTAGACATCGCAAACGACCGCGCCATCTTGGATGAGGTCATCGGAATCTACAAAAACAATATTACGCCGATCAACAACCTGGTCTATCGAGTACCAGGTGCAGGAGCGGACACCACAGTCAAAGTCAAACTAGAAGGAATCAATGTTGCTATCTCGCCGAGTAGCACAGTCTTCACCTTCTACTTCAGCCCTGCCGAGTACTACACCATGTTCATCTTGAATAGTTCCGACTTTGGTATCTTAAACACTGACCGGCTTGGTTGGTAAAGGAGAAAACATTATGGCTACTCAGTGGACAGCAGGGACAACTTCGGGGCAGGTGTTGACTGCGGCAAAACTTAATACGATCGGGGCCGCATGGGAGACCTACACGCCTACCCCAGTACAAAATAATTTTGTAACCTCATTTACTACGAACTATTCGAAATATGCGCAAATTGGCAAAACCATCTTTGTCAATCAAAAAATTACATTTACAGGTTCAACAGGTGCAACAGGTGGCCAGCCGATTATTAGTAACTTGCCGTTTACCGCCGCCGCTGGCGCAGGTCTAACAGGCTCGTTCTATTATTTTCGTGCTGGCGTAGCAAACTATGGCGGCCCAGTCACAGGCTATCCACTAAACTCATCTTGGCTACAATTCATTTTGCCTAACGACAGCCTCATTGGACAGTCACCAAACTTCATTGTTGCAAACACGCATATCCTGCAATTTTCCGTAACCTACGAAACAACATGATTATGAGGTCGCACAAATGATTACCGCAACTTGTATTAACCCCGATTGCGTTTATAAAGGCTACGCAGTAGACATTGAAGGATTTCCCGATCCTGTCTATTGCGGCGTTTGCCATTGGGAAGATGAAATAACCGACCCAAGGCCCGACCCCGAACCGACACCACCTGAACCCATACCGACCGAATCATGAAAACACTGATTGTTGCCGCCGTCCTCATCATCGCGATGGCTTTCTTGATTACCTCATGCACTGACCGCACTCGAGGCAACTGTGTCACACAGCCCGACGCGCCACGATGCGACACTTCCAACGGAGCGACCACACCATGAGAAAACGACTAACAAACTCAGAGATCAAAGCGCGCCTCGTCCTCATGGTCGGAGTGGCGCTGTCGCTCACTTTCATCATGTCCGTCGGGATGATCTTGTACTCACTGACCTTCGTGGTGCAGCCTCTTGAAGTGTCACCCAATGACTCAAAGTCATGGGAGACCCTCTCAAGCGTTCTTCTTGTGCTCGCTGGAGCACTCACTGGACTCCTGGCATCTAACGGCCTGAAAGACAAGGACAAAGACAATGACATCTAGACCGTACACAGGAAGCAAAGAAGGCAACCATCCAACACCTCGCGCCGGCACTAAGCGATTCGTGGAGTTCTGCGAGTATTTGTTCGGTGTCAAGAACATCGGCATCTATGCGAACCGTCCGATGCGATCAGGCCCACAGCTCTCGGTTCATGCCACTTGGAGAGCTGTAGATCTCAAAGGTACGAAGCCTCAGCGGAAGGCTCTCGTCGAGTTCCTCTATGAGCATCGGGACGCTCTGAACATTGAAGAGATCCATGCTTACGATGGCACTGGATGCCCTCTGACTGGTCTCACAAAGTGGGGAGCAGGCTACCGATGCGATCGTGACGCTTGGAAATCCTGGTCTGCCACACGCAATGGAGGCACGCCAGGAGCGGACTGGGCGCACCTAGAGATCTCGCCACTGATGGCAGACTCCCCGAAACTGGTAGAGGAAGCGTTCGCTCGAATCTTCGCCGAATGACTTGACATCGCGTCGCTGATTCGGTCAACTGATTCAGCCAAGAGAGCACAGCACAAGCTG